GGAAGAGCTATGACGACATCTAATATGCGAAACACTTTCGGGATAATAGACCCAACTACCCTAGATATATATGAGGATATAATAGACTATCATCTAGGAACTAGGCTTTTCACCCAAGCTAGCCATAAGGATAGACATATCCTAGAAAAAGGAATCTTCTACATCCTGCACATGGACTCCAAGCTTCGCAGAAGGTTACATGAGTTAAGCTATCCTACTCAACTCAACCTAGCAACCCTCGGAATGGAAACTCAAAAAGTTATTATATCCTTCCAACATAGAACAACTGGGTATATTGCACTAGCTAGGATATACCAAGAGAACAAACCAAACATAGGGGCTCCCAATGACTAATCCACTATACACAAATATATCCTATAAAGAAGTCGCTAGCAGATGCAATAGGGAAACCATTGCCTGCACGCACCTAGAAGCTGTTAGGGAATCTTTCCAGATAGCCTCAAGGCTTCTACACTCCATAGAATACCTATCCAAAGTAACAGACAAGGATGACAACAACCTAACAGAGGATATCCTTGTTCTACAGAACGCAATCAGAGAACTTACCAGAACTAGCGTAATGCTAGACCTAGAACGCTATCGGAGGAACATGTAATGTCTACACAAAAGAGAAGTCTATCAGAGATCATAGCAGCTAAACGACTGGAGCAGAAGAATCGGGAAGCGGAAGGCGCATGTCCCGCTCTTCCTAGTCCTATCATTCAACCCAATCAACCTATTCAACCCAGTAATCCTGATAATCCAAGTAATCCTACTACACCCACTTCAGCAGAGGTATTGCTGAAGCTTTCTCTATCACAGATTCTACGGCGTAAGCAAGCATCTATCCCCACCCCTACAGAATACCCCACTTATAGAGACAAGGATGCTCTAACCCCAGAGGCTGAGGCTAGAAAGGAAGCTGGGAAGCTGGTAGTAGATGCTACAGTAGCAGATATTCTAGCCCAGAGAATCCCCACAGAAGCAACAGAGGCAACAGAGAAAGCAGAAGCAACCGACGCATATAAGGGAGCATTCAGCCTAGACATTACCCTAAACAGTAAGCAACTTCTAGCTAAAGAACTAGCCTTTGCAGGTAAGAGCTTCTGCCTAGTGGGAGCGGCAGGTACTGGTAAGACCACAGCACAGAGAGAAGTGGCAGCAGCCCTTCTAGCTACTGGCTCCCTACGCACACACTCTTTCAAAATTCAGGGTACAGCAGCGAGGGTAGAAGCTCCATCAATAGCCTTCGTAGCATATACAAGGGTAGCTTCGGGTAATCTAAGAAGAGCAATCCATAAGCTCCCAGCCTTAGAAAAAGCTTTCAGGCATAATGTAACCACTATCCATAACCTCTTAGAGTATACTCCAGAAACCTACTGGAACTATGAGGAAAACAGGGAAGCATTCCGCTTCACACCTAAAAGGACAGCCTCTAATCCACTGGACATTACCCACTTGATTATAGAGGAAGCTTCTATGGTAGGTCTTGACCTTTGGGAGAAGCTCTATGCAGCCCTACGCCCAGATACGCAGGTTATATTCATTGGTGATATAAACCAACTACCCCCTGTATTTGGGGATGCTATTCTTAACTATGCCCTAGTACAGCTCCCAGTCATTGAGCTAACAGAAGTGTATCGTCAGAAGGAAGATTCTGCTATCCTAGAAAATGCCCATAGGATTCTAAAGGGAGAGCAGATAGTAGAAGCTCCAGACTTCCGTGTAGTAAGGGGTGGAACAACAAACTACACACAAGCTAAACTAGCAACATCCTTAGGAATGACCTTTCCTAAGTGGGCTAAGCTAGGAGAGTATGACCCTATCCAAGATATTATCTTAAGCCCATGGAATAAGAGAGACTTAGGAACAGATAATATGAACAAGTGGATTGCTCAATTCCTAGGTTCTGAAAGAGGTGCAGTGGTGCATGAAGTACTAGCAGGAATGAATAAGCTCTATCTTGCAGAAGGTGATAAGGTTATGTATAATAAACAAGTAGGTATTATCACTAGAATCTCAGTGAACGGGCACTATATGGGTAGAAGCCCAATCCCTGCATCTATTAACCTGAATCGCTTCGGTACCTACACAGGGCTAGAAGAGGAAACAGCAGATGACCTAGACTCCATAGACTACTCACACCTCGACCTTGATAAAATGCTAGAGGACTCGGAGGGAGATAGGACTAAAGAAGCCTCGCACATAACGGACATCCTACTAGATGATGGGATGGAAGTTACACTACATGCAACTGGAGACTACGCCCCTGCATCCTTTTCCCTAGCCTATGCCTTGACAATCCATAAGGCACAAGGCTGTGAATGGAGGAAGGTATATCTCATCCTACACAGAGATCATGCAGTATCCCTATGCAGAGAAGCCCTTTACACAGGGGTTACACGGGCAAGGGAACAGCTAGTATTGATTGCCAAGGATGATGTAATAGCCAAGGCTATAGCTACCCAGAGAATCAAGGGTAATACAACAGATGAGAAGATAGAATACTTCAACAGTGGAATTAAGCTTAACAATGCAGTCCACTGCACGAAGTAATCTACTATGGAAAAAATCAGGATTGACAAAAAATCATGACCACGGTAAACTCCAAAAATCAACCATCCCTGCTAACTCTTCTACTATATCAACGGCTAGCAGGGACTATCACTTACCCTAGTGAATGGACTACAGTAGCTAATTGGCTAGACCTTCCTAATTACTTTGTGCGGAGGAACCCCTCGGCGTTTCTCATAGAAGGTCTTGCCAATGCAATAATCTCCCACTCACCCATAACAGGTGTCGCCAGTATTCAAAAGGCGTGGGAGTTTGCAAGGGATGTAAGCTATTATATCAACGAACCACAACAACAGAACCTGCTCTTTTATCTAAAGAGTAGGGCAATCCAACAAGAAGGAGATACGTAATGACCACAGATACATCCTATACCGAGGAGGAGATAACCTACAGAGAGCTTCTAACTAACCTCTCTCTCAATGGTGAGCTTATAATCACCATCCCCGTAGAGAAGGAAGAAGAGGTGAAGCTAGGCCTGAAGAATCTTAAGTACAAGCAGACAGCTAGGGTGAAGGGAGACTCCCGTCCTAAGGTAGAAGAAATCTTGGAGTTCTATTCTACTGTATCCAAGGAGTATGAGAACTGTGTAGACCTACGCATTATCCTACGTAAGAAAGGTGCAATCTTTATCAAGAAGCTAGTAATTCCAGATAACACATTCTAATCAATCCAATCAATCTAATCAATCTAACAGATACAAGGAAGGGAAGGGACATCGTGATAACTACAGAGGAAGAACGAGCCACTACACTACTCCCCTGTCCGTTCTGTGGAGGGAAGGCAAATCTGGAGCAGCTCCTGTATGATGGAGATAACGGAGATATGTCAGGGGTAGTCTGTACAGTGTGCGAAGCGGGAGTCACTGGGTACAATAGGAGAAATACTACACTAATGTCCTATATCTCCCAATGGAATACCAGAACCAGCACAGAAGGGAAGGAACAGAAATGAGCAAAGCCTTTATGCTACGCAAGGAATTCCATAATCTGGACGACAGGATTCAAAGACTGGCTAAGGAACTTCACAGGCTAGAGAAGCAGAAGAAAGTAATAGGAGATAAACTTCTGCATCTCTCTATGGAAGAAGCAGCCTCTAAGATGGACGTGCTTTTAGGGGATGAGCTTATCTAAAAACAGATAGTAACCCTAGGAAAGATAGGCGAGGTTGGTGGAATTGGTAGACACGCAGGCCTTAGAAGCCTGTGCCGTAAGGCGTAAGAGTTCAAGTCTCTTATCTCGCACCACACAACAGGAAAGAAGAAAGGAAAGATATGAGCCAAGACATAGAACAAAAAGCTTCTGAGATATCCCTACGCATTAAGTCTTTAGCAGACTTCGATGGAGTATCTCTAAAGGAAGAGATGGCAGCCCTTAAGCAAGCTCTTCTGGAGAATCCCTCAGCTTGTTCCCTTCTACAGGATGAGGATTTAGGTCTGGCAGTAGCTGCATTGAGAAGGATGGTAGGAGTAGCAGTTGCAGCAGCTTCTGCTTCTAAGAAGGGAGATGCTAAACCTAAACAGAAGAAGCTTACAGCAGCTGAGCTTGCCAAGCTTATGTCAGAGGTATCAGATGATGAGTTTATCTAAACCACTACAACGCAGTACAACTACAGCAACTTAACTAAGGAGATATAAAATGAACCAAGCAAACCAACTAGCAGCAACAGTAACAGCAGAAAAGGAAAGCGGTAGCATGACCTTCGCGGTCGCAGAGCTAGGAGCCATGAAAGCAACAGTGGACTCCCTCGCCTATAGCCGCAACAAGACAGAGCAAACTAAGACTGCCAAGCTGGTAGTATCTTTCCTCTCACAGATGTCCCGTGTACGAGGGGGCAAGGCTCTAAACAATATCACCCTGACGGGCTATGCTACAGCCTATGACCTGAAAGAAGATAACCTGAATTATACATTCTTCTTTGAGGGGCAGTAAGGTTACACTGTTACACTGTTGTATAGTTGGGTAGCTCAGTGGCAGAGCAGAGTCCCTTATAAGGCTTGTGTCAGTGGTTCGAGTCCACTCCCAACTACCATATTAAAGTGTTGTCGTAGCACAGCACCCTAATTTTGAGGAGAATGAAATTGAGCAAACCTGAAACGATTACGATTGATGATGTAAAGTACATTCGCGCAGACTCTGTAGATGATGCCAAGAAGTATGAAGGCGATATTAAAATCATCATTGCAGATCGTGGATTCGTGTATGTAGGAGTCGCAGAAGAAACAGATGACTTCGTGCGCCTGACAAGCGCAAGTAATATCCGAATTTGGGGCACGACAAAAGGTATCGGGGAGTTGGTTAACGGCCCGCTTCCCGCAACGAAACTAGATAAGGTTGGGACTATTCGTATTCCATGCCGAGCCATCATATCCATTATTGACGTGGAGCAAGCAAAATGGAAACTACTGTAACTCTTAACGGATACGGATACGGAAACGGATACGGAAACCAATATGGAAACGGATTCGGAAGCGGATACGGATTCGGATACGGAAACGGAAGCGGATACGGAAGAGGAAACGGAAACGGAAGAGGATACGGATTCGGATTCGGCCAATCGTTTAGCCAGACATCCACCATCTGCGGCGAAAGAGTGGCGATTGTAGCTTGTACGAAAGAAGGCTATCCCGCGCAGGGTGAAGCACCCTAATTTTAAGAAGAATGAAATGGCAGGATGTTTTGGAAATAACCCAGAGGATAGAGCGCGTCTCCCAACTACCATATACATACACACATATATACATACGCATATACATCTAATAAACAAGGAGAAGAGAAATGACCGATAGCAGAAAAGAATTTGAGGGATGGTGCTCCGCCAACTCGCATTTTCGGGATACTACCAAAGATGGTGATGGAGCGCAGGACGGGACTGGACATAGCCAACATGCCAGCGGCCGTCGAAGCCCCGTCAGCCTGCTAGTAACACAGCGGGATGCGGAGATTGCTGAACTGAAACAGCGCGTGGAAGCCTTGAGGACAGACGCGCGCGCTGCGGTGGACTACGTTATGGCAACTAACTTGCAATTGTGCAGACTTGAGCTTTCCGTCCGCCAGACGGCAAATCTGGCATGGGGCGCGGAGTTCCGTCTAAACAAAGCACTCGCGTTAGATACCGCAAAGGAGAAACAAAATGACTGAACACAAAGAACTATCCGCCTTCGAGCAGGCGAAGCTACAAGAAGAAGTTGAACACCTGAAACAGCGAGTAGCTAGGTTGACAGAGGCGCTAGCTACCACGAATGAACTGCTACACAATTTAGCAATCTTGGCGATGCGAGCAACAATCAACCAAGAGGAAGGAGGAGACTAGCCATGACCAAGAGTAAACCGCGCACTCGCTGGGTTATTATCTATCCGACTGGAATAGTCTATTTATTTGGGGCATACAGGAACAGGCAAGAAGTAATAGATAATTGCTTCATTTCTAGTCTATCCTACGAGAACGCAGGTAGCCCCACTATTCGCAGAATGCCACTGAGAGAGTATCACCTACTTGAGGGAGCTTTTCTACAGAGGGAGAAGTAGTATGACTACAGAACTGCAACGACTAAACCAAGTTAGGTGGAATAAGGTAGGGCAGCTGCTCCGTACAGCTGAGTTGCTTAAGGCAATGATACGCCAGTATCCTATATATGGAGCAATTGACGCCTTGAAGGAGCAGGCTTATATTATAAACACAGAATACGCTATTATTAAGAAGCGGATACTGGACATAAGGACACTTGACCCATGCACATTCGACTAAGCCACTCAGCCCTAGAGACTTTCCTTACTTGTGAGCGAATGTTCCAGCTAGATAGACTCTTGGAGGGGGAGCAAGAGAAGCGCGATTATCCAGCTACTGTCTTTGGTAAGGCATTCGGTGAGGGGGTATCTACTTACCTTCTCACCCAAGAGCCTGACCTTGCACTAGCAGCAGCATGGAAAGCATACTGGCCTATCCTCGAGGATGATAAGCGCACAGAAGAGATTTTATTGAATCTTCTCCTAGTAACCTTTCCTAAACTGGATGACCTTCTAATGGATTGGGAGGTAGCTTTCTTTCAGGGTAAGCCGGCAGTTGAGCTGAGCTTCAGAATAGATGACCTAGGTTCACAGCCAGACCACGCGATTTATTTCGTAGGCTATATCGACCTTGTTCTAAAGAATCGCTGGAGTGGGCGTTATGCTATCCTTGAGAACAAGACAACAGGATTGGCCTTGCATGACATCGACCCTCTATATAAGAACTCAGGACAAGCATTAGGTTACTCTATTGTCCTAGATCAGATAGCAGGGGAGGAGCATTCAGAATACGATGTTATCTATCTAGTAGGACAGATAGGGACAAGAAGCGAAACCTCGAAATTTTCACCTACTGTGCATGTAAAGACATACCCTAAAACCCTGCAAGATAGGCTCAACTGGTTTATCTCTTTGGGCATGGATACAGGTAGGTTAGAGCAGATGCTAGAACTAGGTGTCTTTCCTTTAAGGGGTAAGAATTGCCTACAGTATATGCGTCCCTGTAAGCACTTCGGAACCTGCACCCTACAAACCTTGGATAGATATAAGGAAACGACGGCAGAGGATGACCAGATAGAATACCAGTTTAGGTACTCTCTTCCACAGTTGATTGAATCTCACATTCATAGGAGCTAGGATTATGACTCGCACAAACGCAGTAGCTAAAAGAGGCCTCTCATCCGCAAGAGATGCACTACAGGGTAGAATACACTCCACTTCCGTGCTGACAAAAGGGAAGTATCGCTCTTCTAGTACCGGCAAGACAATAGAAATCCTAGACCTTGACGTGCGAATGGCACTAGAGAATGGAACACCTAGGAATGGGCTTGTACTGTACAGATATGCAGCCTCAACTCAACTACGGGTAGCACCTAAGCTATGGTTTGTAGCATTGCTACCATCAGGACTGCCGAGGTTCCAGCGTACCACAACCACAGAAGAAGAGGAGTAATATAATGACACAAGCTAGACGCAGTAGGAATCAAGTATCCGCTACACTTAAGGAGCGGGGGAAAAGATACGGGGACTTTGCGGAAGTGGCACGTATTGCACAGAATCTCAAGGATGCTATGAAGGACTCCCCAAACTGGGACTCCCTTACCCCTGCCATGAAAGAAAGTCTGGAAGCACAAGCTAATAAGATGGGCAGGATTCTGAATGGAGATCCCTTCTATGCGGACAACTGGCATGATATCGCAGGTTACGCACAGCTTGTAGAACAAACACTCTAAACACACACACACGAAAGGTAGGTAAGCTAAATGAAAACCACTACAACAACCAAGATAGAATTTCCTGCTGGGTACATGCTCTTAGAGGATAAGATAGCTATGGTACAGCATCTACATAATATGCGAGTAGAAGCTAAAAAGGAGAACCTCGACGCCTATGGCGGTCCAGATTATGACAAGCTACAGAGGGCTCTAGTGGATTCCTGCGTCAAGGAAGTTCAAGGACTGGATGCTATCCTCTATCAAGAGGGCTTGGAGCAAGGAGCATGAACCTCGCCGACCTTGCAAATAGAGTATCAGCCAAAAGACCTAATCATTCCATCCTTCTATACGGGCAGCCCAAAACAGGTAAGACACTTCTTGTAGCTACTGCTGCTCGTATCCCTGAACTAAAGAAGATAGTCTGGTTCGACCTAGAGAATGGAGCAGAGACACTTCTACACATGGGGCTTACTCAAGAAGAGCTACGAAAGATTACCTTAATCAGTATCCCAGATACAAGGGAGCTGCCTCGGGGATGCGAGACTATCCTCAAGGCATTCTCTTCTAAAGCTCCTATTAGAATCTGTGATATTCATGGTAAGATTGCCTGCGCTGAGTGCGCTAAAAGCCCAGAAGCTACCTTCGTAGACTTCCTCTTATCCTCTCTTACACATGAGGACTTGATTGTCATTGATTCTGGCTCACAGCTAGGGGATTCAGCACTAGCAATGGCAATGGCAGGTAAGTCAGTGGAGGCTAAGCCAGGCTGGGATGAGTATGGGCTACAAGTGAAGTGGCTAGGAGACATCTGCTCTGTCATTCAAGCAGCTCACAATACTAACTTCGTAGTTATCACCCATGTAATCCCTATCGAGGAAGAGTATAATGGGGTAAAGAGAGATAAGTTCTACCCCTTGATAGGCACTAGAGCTTTCTGCCAGAAGGTAGCTAAGTACTTTGGTACTGTTATATACACAGAGATTAAGATGGGCAAGCACGCCGCTGGTTCATCTTCTACGTACAAGGCAGAAGTAACAACAGGCTCACGGGTAAACGCAAAGATAGAGGCTTCCAAAGAACTATCAATGCGGTCTATCCTTGTAGAAGGGGGCATCCTAGCCCCTAGTAAGTAGTATCAATAGTAACTTAACTTAACCAAAGGAAATATCATGACTACACAAAAACGCACTCTCCTAGACCTCAACGCAATGGTGGAAGATACACTGGATAACGTGCCAGATGCTCCTGACTACAGCAATCCTCCGGCTGGTGAATACACTCTAGGCGTAAAGGACTGCAAGATTGAGACTTACAAGCCTAAGGCTGGTGGCGAAGCTCAGCGTCTGAAGATTACCTATACAGTAGAAGAAACCAAGAGCGTGGCAGATGGTGGCTCTCCTGTCCCTAATGGGACGATGTTTACGGAAACCTTCATGGCTACGGAGCAAGGTCTTGGCTACTTCAAAGCCCGTATTAAAGGTATCATGGCAGCCTCTGACCTGATTGGTGTATCACTTGGAGATATGATGGGCAGTGTCAAGGGTGCTACCTTTGATGCGCGCCTTACTATCAAGAAGTCTCCTAATCCGGCTGGTGGCGAATACGAGAACGTGCAAATTCGCGTCGTTCAGCAGAAGGCCTAACCCAACAGAAGTACCCAACAGAAGTACCTAGTAACCAACCCCTTACATTTTAGGTTAGCACGTAGGGGGTTGTGTAATAGATACTTATCAACCACGAAAGAAAGGGAGAGAAACAGAATGAACATCTATAGAATTAAGAGAACCTTTAGACAGCTATGGAGAGAGTATGGGTTTTACTTGGCTATTCTAGCAATGAGCGCAGCCCTAGCAATCGCAGTGGCTTCCTTAATAGGGAGTGCCCTATGTCTTTCCTAGATGACCCCCTATACTCCCAACGCAGGCACAAGTCTCCGTACTATCAGGAGGATATACTAACCAAGTGCCCTATATGCGGAAGGATAAGAGTCTCTGCACCAGACCACGCAGTCTGCCCTGAACACCAAGAGGAGGAAAAACAATGCCATACTACGACTATTACTACCAAGATATAGATGACCTCGACGAACCCTCGGAGATAACCTGCAAGTTCTGTGGTAAAGGTAATCTAGCTTGGGAGCAAGAAAAGGATGGAGGGTGGGTGCTATACTCTATCAAAACCGGCGAGGTTCACAAATGCCTTAAGCCTGTGAAGAAGCTAACCCTAGACACCATCCTATCCTAAGAAAGAAGAGAGGTAAGAAGTATGAGAGTCCTAGTGAATTACAATAAAACAGAGCAGAACTACTTACCAGTCTTGCAATACTTCCTAAAGAAAGCTGGACTTCAGGCTATAGCTACTAGCTCCACCCTATCATTGGGAGAGTTGGTAGCTAAAGCACAAACTGCGGGATGCGATGCTATCTTTCTTGTCAACCCAGATACCCTAGCTAATTGTGTGCCAGGCTCTAAGCCTTCCCTAAATGATTGGAGGGGGTCTAGGTTGAACTTCTCCGTCCCTTGTATAGTAGGTAACTCCCTTGCCCAGACGCAGACAGTTCCTTATGGTACATGGGTACTAGAGAAAGACCTCGCCAAATTCCATTCAGTAGGTAGGTCTATAAGAGAGTTCTCCTTTGAGGTACTTACTGAAGTAAGCATGTTCTTCGACGCCTTTGAGCAATTAAAGAAAGCAGAGTTCCTAGCCTATGACATCGAAACCAAGACACTACCTGAGGATAATGAGACGCTCGAAGCTGGTGAGACTGTCATCACTTGTTGCTCTTGGACTGCTGTATATGCTGATCTTACCCTGCATACTTATGTACTCCCTCTTATCAGCTTTATGGAAGAGCATTGGAAAACGGATGCAGACTATAAGAGGGCGCTCCAATTCCTGCAAGCGGTGAACAAGCTGCCTATGGCTAAGGCTATGCACAATGGTATGTATGATGCCACGCACTCTATTGTGTACAATGCAGAACCTCATAATTGGGTCTTGGATACTATGGCTTTGATGCACGCTGAGTTCTCCGAGCTTCCCAAGACCCTTGACTATGTAGCATCCATCCACCTCTATGACTATTGCCAGTGGAAGTCAGAGGCTAACCTAGCATCCAAAGCACAGGATATCAACAGGTACTGGGCTTATAATGCAAAGGATACATTCACCACTGCACTCCTAGCAATCCACTACCTATGGAATCTACCTGCCTATGCAAAGAAGAATTACCAGAGCCAGTTCAAGCTAGTGTATCCAGCCCTCTATTGTAACTTTGAGGGCTTCGCTATCTCCGAGGAGAGGCGCCTAAAGATACGAGGAGAGGAGGAAGCTAGATTGGAGAGTAACCTAGGAAAGCTGCGAGTAATCCTTGCAGACCCTAACTTCAATCCCTCTTCCCCTAAGCAAGTGCAAACATATGTCTATGATGTACTAGGAGCAGCAGACCCCCATGTAGGAATGAAGAGAACAGCAGCAGGAGGTAAGGTACGGAAGGCACGGGGTACGGATGCTAAGAACCTCGCCGCCGTAGGCTCCCAGCATCCTATCCTCTTGAGAGTAACTGATTCAATCACAGAGTATAGGGAAGCTAGGAAAGCTATCTCCACTTACATGGACTTCCTAAGGAAAGGTGGTAGGTTGCTATGGAGTCTTAATCCTTTTGGTACAGAGACTGGAAGAATGGCCTGCTCCTCCTCTTCCTTCTGGTGTGGCACACAAGTGCAGAATATTCCATCTTATGCCAAGAGTATGCTGATAATGGAAGAGGGCTTCGAGGGCTTCGAGATAGATAACTCGCAGAGTGAGGCTCGATGCACCGCCTATCTAGCTCAAGACCTAAAACTCATAGCCGCTTTGGAAGACCCCGACAAAGACTTCTACACTTCTCTAGGGACTCTCTTCTTTGGCATACCATATAACATGGTAAGTAAGGAATTCCGTAACAAGATTCTAAAGAAGATTGTGCATGGTACAAACTACATGATGGGAGCAGCTACCTTCGTAGAGAATGCTGGAGCGCAGAATCTTATAGATGCCTCCGCGCATCTATCAGCTAATATCTCACTGGAGGCAAAGCCTAAGCATGGCTATCTTACCTTGAAGCAATTCGCGCAGACCTTGCTGGACTCCTACCATGTTCCATTCTATCGAGTGAGGCTATGGTATCAGGAAGTAAGGAATGAAATTATCTCCACGCACAAATTACGGAGTCCATTGGGGCACGTGCGGCACTTCTTTGGTAACGTAGAAAAGAGCCACCAAGCGTTCAATTCTGCTGTTGCACACGCACCCCAGAACTTATCAGTATCTATCCTTAATATCGGCCTATGGAAGGTTTGGGGACTTGTTAAAAAGCATAAGGGAAACCTCCGAATAAAAGCCCAAGTTCACGATTCAGTGCTAGGACAGTACAGGATAGGACGAACGGATATTCGAGCAGAAGTTCTTGCGGCAATGGATAACCCAGTTATAATTCACGGTCGCACCCTGCGGATACCAGTAGATATAAAGGTAGGAGACTCGTGGGGTACAATGTCTAAGATAGTAAAGGAGAATTAAGATGTCAACGAACCCAAATAAGAATCTAATAATTAGTCAGAAGCTACGAGATAAAGCAGACCTACTCCTAGAATACGCCAAAACCTCTGATAGCTTCCTCCTCGAGAACAGGGTTAGAATACAAGCCCTTTTGGTAGAGGTAGCTCAGTTGGTGGAGGATATAGAAGTAGGAGAATAGGGCATGGACTATTTCTCCGAGTACTTCAAATACGTAGGGGACTCTGAAGCTCCCATGATATTCCACAGATGGTGTGCCTTATCTACAATCTCATCCATGATAGGCAGGGAGGTGTTCCTACCCTTTGGGCATAAGCCTATCTTCCCTAATCAGTACACGTTACTGCTAGGAGCGCCTGGTACTAGGAAGTCCAGTGCTATTGGCATAGCTAGGACTGTATTAGAGAAAGCTGGGTATAAAACCTTTGCAAAGGATAGGACATCTAAAGAGAGATTTTTCATGGACATGGCTAGAAGGACAGACTTCGACGGAATGGATTTAGAAGCCCTAATGGATTTAGAAACTTTAGTCCTTGATGCTCCCTCCGAAGTATTGGTAGCTAATGGAGAGTTCCTAGACTTTATAGGGCAAGGGAATATGGATTTTCTCACAGCCCTTACAAACCTATGGGATAACCTTGATAAGTACGAACACCCTAAGCTGCATGGAAAGAGTGTAGTAATTGACAAGCCTACCATTAACATACTAGGAGGTGCAACAGTCAAAGGCCTAGGCATGGCCATTCCCCCAGAGGCCTTAGGCACAGGCATTCTTTCTAGGCTCCTGATGATTCACGCAGATATGACAGAACACAAGATAACCTTTCCAGCCCCTGTAAAAGAAGACGCCGCCGATCAAATAGTAGATACCCTACAGAAAATAAGAACTGACCTCAAAGGAGCAATCACACGCACAGCAGGCGCTGACGCAATGCTAGATAGAATGTACAAGACAGACCCTGGGGTAGAGGACAATAGATTCTCAGACTACTCCGCTCGTCGATTTATACACCTACTAAAACTGACAATACTCACAGCCCTATCTGAACACAGAACCTCACTCACAGCAGGGGACGCATTGAAGGCCAACACAGTCTTACACGCAGCAGAGCTTGGAATGCCGAAAGCTTTAGGAGAATTTGGTAAAAGCAAATACAGTGATGTAGCTAACTCTATCATCGACGTGCTTACAAAGGCGCACAGTCCTATGAGTCATTCGGACTTGTGGAAGATAGTAGCCAAAGACTTATCCGATGTCAAAGAGCTGGGTATCATTATGAAGAACTTAATGACCTCAGATAAGGTGCAGGTAATAACTGTAAAGAATAAGCAAGGCTATATGCCATTGCATCGAGAGCAGAAGAAGTGGGACGAGGCTTTGCTTCTTCCAGAGTATCTAACCCCAGAAGAAAGGACATTCTAACATGGCAAATATTATATCAAGTATAAGTAAGAGCGAGGAGTTTAAGAGGCCTAACCACACAGACTTCCAGACTTCCCCTGAACTAAAGAAGATTGAGTTCTCAGGTGTTCGTTATAACTCTATATCAGATATGCAGGAGATATGGGTATTAGGAACCCTTGCAGGTTCTATGGCTATGAGTGAAGTTGCTATATCGCCAGAGAAATGGGAGGCCCTGTACAGAGATGTATTCGGGCTGAGCCATGTTACATCAGTGAGTAGATAGACTAACTTAAGGGAAGGAGAATAGAAATTATGAGCACAGATATAATGATTGACCTAGAGACAACAGGAACCTCGGCCGGATGTTGTGTACTAGCTATTGGGGCATGTACCCTAGATGGGAAGGAGCAGTTCTACCAGACTATCTCGCATCAAGATGCTCTAAGGATAGGCCTCGTCGATTCTCCTGGTACTATATCTTGGTGGGGTAGGCAGTCCCAAGCAGCGAGAGAGGAAGCTTTCTCAGGGCATACCTCAGTAATAGAAGCACTAGGTGCATTTAGTGATTGGATGCGGAAAGTGGAGCTAAAACTTGGGGAGGCTTATGTATGGGGCAATGGAGCAGACTTCGACCTTCCTATCCTACAAGCAGTATATGAACGGGTAGGAATGATGCAGCCGTGGAAACCCTTTAATGGTAGATGCTACAGGACACTGAAGAACCTACCACAGAACAAAGGAATCAAACCTGATGAATTCGTAGGGATTAAGCATACCGCACTATCCGATGCGCTTCATCAGGCTCACCACATGCTGAAGATTCTACGAGAACCGAAACAAAAGGATATGTTCGTAGGTGGTTACTAATTGCAGTATAATATAAGGAGAAGTGAAATGAACCAATACATAGGAACTAAGGTAGTGAATGCAATCCCGATGACTCGTGCGGCGTATAATGAGTTCCGAGGCTGGCAACTACCAGAGAATGAGAGCGGGGAGGATACAGGATACTTGGTAGAATATACAGAAAGTAGCAATAAGCCGAATACCCCAGAGTACGAGGGCTATGTAAGCTGGAGTCCTGCGGATGTCTTCGAGCAATCCTATTACCCAGTCAGCAACCTGACCTTCGGCTTCGCTCTGGAGGCCCTGAAGGTAGGACATAGGGTTGCTAGGGTAGGGTGGAATGGAGCAGGGATGTTCCTACTCCTAGTCAAGGGTAGCCGATTCCAAGTCAGCAGGCCTCCACTTCTAGGCATCTATCCCGAAGGTACTACTATCAACTACATGTCGCACATTGATATTAGAACATCAGGTGGCCAGATAGTTCCTTGGGTAGCCTCGCAGGCTGACTTACTGGAGAACGATTGGTTCCTAGTAAGCGACTAAAGAAAAGCCCCACTCTTTCACAAGGTGGGGCATTCTTTTGTCTTGCTTTCTATTCAACTACCTTAGTCTAGGTCATCCATCATGCTCATAAGAGCGGAGTTCTTGGAGAGATGCTCCCGTACATTCGCAGAGCCAGTCCTAGAAGTCTGCCCTATAGCCTCATTCACAGCACTCCTCCAGCCAGTAGGACTCCCTGTTCTCATATACTCATAGGCTAGATTCTCTATCACCTCCTGATCTAGAGTACCATTAGCCAGATGGCTCTTCAAGCGAGCTGCTATCTTAGCCCTTTTCTTCTTATCAATGGAGCCATATAAGGAATCTAGGTGCAAGGCCTCGCGGTTTTTTATCTCCTCTATTGGTCGTGCGGCAAAGACCCTAGAGATTACCCCAGCTGGCGTATAGATATCTTCTGCCGTAGATATGAGCTTCCCTGTAGATGTAATAGCATGGCCACTGCCCAGCTCACTCAGCCTAGCAATAGGTCGACTGATAGACTGAAGCGATAGGGCTTCCAGCATAGCAACCCCTGCATTCTCATTAACAGTGAAAGCAGCAGAGGCTACTCTATCCATAGCAGCGAAGCTCTGCGTAAGGATATTGATAGAGGGAAGCAGGCTAGATACACCTTCTGCTAGAGGAACGCGCGGTTGAATATCTCCCCTAGTAGTAATACCCACAAGCTGCGAAGGTAACCCATATAGTATCATCTCTGAGGTCTTATCATCGAAGGCTCTGAAGGTAGAGGATGTGATGTCATAGTTATCATCAGAGTAATGGCTGCCTATCAGCTCGGATATAGGATGGAAGCCGGGGAGAGAGGCTGTTCCGAAGATAGTCTGCTGTGTAAGCATCATCTTTGCTAAAGCCTGCCAGTTCCTCGTCTCTACTTGCCTATATATCTGCTGTGCCATAGTAAGCATATAGGTCTGGAACAAGCCCATAGCCATACCTACAGTACCTTGGAACATAGCTGGGCGTTGAGCTGCTGCATAGTTACCAATAGCCTCATCCATGAAGTTCCTAGCAAAGGTCATAACACCGCCCTCCCCTAAGGTGGGATAAGCTTTCTTTGCAATACCTACTGCGGTAAAAAAGGCCGTCCTACGTACCACTTGCTCTGACCAGTCTGCTGGCTTGGACATCATATTAACAAGCTTAGAGTCTAGGGCATCCTCAACCTTAGACATCATCCCAGGTTCTAGGTTACGAATATCCTTGAAGATACCATTAACAGTCCTCCAATCATCCTTGAATAGGGCAGCCTTCTCAGCAAGAGCAGCCCATTTCTTTCCATGCTGTGAGTGCATAAGAGCTACACCATCCATCATAGCCTCAGCTGTAGAGAACTTAGCTGAGGAATCCAGAGTAGCTCCTGCATAAGAGGCAGCTAGTTTCTTATTGATAGCCCCACTAGTAAGGATAGGTAGTGATAGCATGTTCACTAGAGGCTGAGCCAGTTCTCCAAAGCGCAGAACTACTGTTGCTGCCAAACTATTAGACAGAGCAACGGCGCGAGGGGATAGGGAAGTCTTAGTCTGTGGAGATTGAGCTAGGTAAGCTTGTTCCAGTCTTGCTACATCGGGGACTGCCTGCTCCTCGCCTTTTAGGAACACTTGGAAAGGATGCACTATTCCCCTAGCTTCTAGCTCAGCTTGAACCTTGACCCAATCAGCCTCAGTCCTAGCTCCTTTACCAATAACAGGAGCCATCACCTCAGCTACAGCCTTCAAGCTTCTATCCATTATCATCTGTACCCCAGACTGTATAGCACTCCACCCTTCATGCTCTTCTAGGTTAGAGCGCCCCATTAGGATGTTCTTAATGACATTACCTGGGTCTTGTTTCCTTGTAGCTCCCTTCTCTACAGCACCTAGCGCAGCTTTTGAGTAACCAACATTAGCGACCAAGGACATATTATCCAGCTTACTCATGATAGGATTCAACTGGATTCTAGCTATATCATCTATGCCTCTGTTGATATAGTGGTCGTATCCTTGTATAATATCAGCTAAAGAATCTGCTGTCGTGGAAATCTCTGCTAGAGCAGAAGAGCCTCCGTGCTGCTTGCCGGCGTCTGCAACTGCCATGTACATAGGATCATGACGGCCGGCAATCTTATTGAAGTCAGCTTGCTGCGCCTTTGTTACAATATCAGTATGCTTGCCTTCTTCTCCTAAGGAGCCTTTGAATCTCTCAATGAAAGAGTTCAGCTCAGTAGGAGTCCTTGCCATAAGCATGGTAGTCTCGCCTGTCCTTCTATTAAAAGCGTAGGCAATCTGCTTACCGCGAGGGTTATTAGCCGGAACCCAGAAGCCAATATCACTTAGGTTGCCTTTCCCTAATGCCTTATGAGAGACATTCTTCATAGCATATAACTCTCTCCCAGCACTCTGTACTTGACGTAGAGCTGCGTCCACTTCAGGAACTACTACCTTAAACTCAGAACCTCCAGCCCCTGTAAGTACCCTCAACATCTCTGTACCACTCTTATCAACAGAGTGAGCATAGGCTAGGAATTCCTTATCCGTAGCCCTAACCAGACTATCAATAGATGCCTTACCTGCATTGAATTCCCAGAATTGCCCAGCCTTATAGATTTTAGCTCCAACAACCTTAGCTTGTATGTTGATAGCATTGTTGAATTCAATTATATAAGCATCATTCTTTGTCAGCGTGGACATAGCCTGAGATAGGGGCGTAGTAAGCTGCTCCTTAGCCAGGTTCTTAATTGTTACTAGACGCTTACCAACGCCAGTAATTAGCTCTCCTACAGGGCCGAGTTTCTCAAGAGCGGAGTTAGCACTGCGGAATAGCGTACTACCAACAGCAGTTCCTAGTAAATCATCCACTCCTTTCTCTATCCACGTAAGCTGAGTCTTTGCTTCTGTATTCAGGAGCTGCTCACCTATTCCTCGCACAAATTTAGAAGAGGAGGTAAGGATGTCCTGCTCTACCATTTGCTGCCCTAGATTCTTGAAACTAGAAGCATTCAAGGCGGCCTGGAGTTTAGCCGTAGGAACCTTGTTCATATTGGTTCCTACTAACAGAGCACGATTAGTAACTGCTGCTGCATCTATTATGCTCTGCTGGGAGCCGAACTTAATAAGCTCTGAGACATCCACATGGGTCTTACCTGAGGTGATAATATCCATGATTGTATCTACTGGAGTGCCAGTACGTAGGGAAATCTCCTCGACGCCCATTCCCAGAAGTTGATACTCCTTGACCTTAGATAGGGTTGTTTCCGAAATAGCATCTGCCAGCTCGGATAAGGATACTGTCCTAGTACTTGGAGCACTGTGGGTTACAGTGTCAATAAGTTCCCCTACATCAGAGAAGAACTTAGATGGGGCATGGGATAGGTCATGTGTAGGAATAACTGCGTTCTCCCTAGTTGCGGAGCGCATTACTAGAATCTCCATATTGGACATAGTTTTAGGCCCTATATCCTCTACCATACCAATGACCTCGTCCACATGCACTTTATACATGCGCAGCCCTGTAGGATTACCTCGGGAGAAGGCTCCAGCTTTGCCAGGGTCTAGTGTATAACTCTCCATCCCAAAGTGACCTTTAGGGTCATTCCCCAATCCTCTATACATAAGTACGAAGCCGTCAGAATCTGCTATCCCAGAAAGAGTCTTTCTAAGAGCCCTAGAGCGAGGGTGGTGCTGGAATTCCCGTAGAGCCTCTACAGCATCTATTTTGGCTCCTACCATTACACTAGGATTGGCTAGTTGTATGCCTGCCTTACGAAGGGGTTCTGTGTCCCCACTTATCCAGCTATCTATATGAGATTGAGCATTCTTGGATAGCCCTTCTGCAAGTACCTTGCCCCTGCCATGGCCATCATATACCTGATACTGAAGCCTAGTCTCGTTAATTTTAGCTATGTCATCCAAGTAGGTTCTAGGGAAGCCAGCTCTTTGAGCGATGGTACGCTGGATAGCTTCGTAACTAGGAGTTTCTTTAGTGAGTACAGTCTTCACTGCATCTATACTATTACCCGCTCTAGCGAATTCAGACACGCGTAGGTACATAGCCTTCATAGAGGCTAGGTCATCAGGAGATGCTGCTAAGGTTTTACCTACTACATCCTGAATATCTAATTGGCTCATCCGCAAATAGGCCTGCGCGAAATCCTTTTCTACTACAGCTGTGTGTCCTACGGAATGTTCCATCCCAGCATCCACTCGTGCTAGGAAACCTACACGCGTATCAACAGAGGTTGCGAGGGACTCAACGGAAGTTCCTAGGTCAGCTAGTGTAGAATACTTATAGGCTTCTTCCTTCCCAATGAAGCCATTCCACACAGGGGAATATACTCCAGCATTGGCTACGGTTCTCTCAACTCCCTTCTTACTGACAACCTTCTTAGTAAAGTCAAAGAGCTTCTGAATAGTGCCAGGTTCCTTAACAACGGTATTAGCAGTATCTTTGATAGGAAGGAAGGAGAGCTTATCGAAGCCAGAGAATTTAGGGTCGCTCAGCAGTTTCCTAATAGAGCCTTGAGTAGCTGCATCTAGGGCTAGAAGATCCTCAGAAGCAACCTCCTCCAGTACCCGCACCGCATTAGCTTCTTCTACAATCTTCAGATTGGCTAGGTGGTCTTTAGTAAACTGGGTAAGCACAAACTTGGAGTCCGCAGATTCTGCTGCACTTAAGGCTCCTTCTATCTGCGATACATTCTGCATGTGTTGTTGTAGTTGTACACCTACGTGCGTAGAGGGGTCCACTGCTTTGGCTAGGGCATTAGCAGTGGAAGTAAACTCCTGCTCAATCCCTTTCTTAACCCCAGTAATCTCAGACCTAGCAATGGCAATACCACCTATGCCGCCTACTATACTGCCAATAGCCATGTTAATAGCAAAGTTAGTCCCTAGATCTTTGTAGTAATCCTCCATGTAGGGGTGCGAGGACATAGCCCCCATAATAGCAGCCTCAGCAGCTACGTTATCTGCAAGGACATTCAATCCCTTAGCCTTATAGACCATACGTTGAGCAGCTGCTACTCTCTCTGTGTTCCCCACACCACCAGCGAAAGCAGCTTTTACCTCAGCTAAGCGAGACTCTGTACCTGCCTTAGAAAACCAACTGACAGTCTTGGAACCTGCTCGTAGCACATTCATTCCCTTAAGGGCGAGGCCTACTGGCCCTACACTACCAGCTACAAAGCTTGCCAGTCTTACTGCGTCTGGGTGCTCATTATATACCTGCAGGGCATTAGAGTCTATACGAGATAGGAGATCCTCTGTAGAGGCCTCGAGGCGCTGAGGAGTAAGGGAGTTCCATAGGGTTGTACCTGCGTCTACCACAGTAGCCACGGTTCCATGCCCTAAGGTGTCTAGCACTCCCATAGCATCCGCACCAGCCGTTGCGTGAAGGGCATACTTGGCTAGTGGGGAGTCGTACTTGTACTCTTCGGCCATTATTGATTCTCCTTATTCAATAGATTGTATATGGATTCTGCTGTACCTACCACAGCTCCAGCTCCTGTTCCTATAGCCGCCCCTCCGAGCGCTGTTATAGGAGCTATAGGAGTAGGTAGTGCACCTATGGCTAGGCCAGTAGCTCCACCGAAAGCTGCCTTCCCTGCAATATTCCCAAAGAAGTCGGATAGGATAGTATCTGATAGGGCTGTATTGAGGGCAGTTTCTAGATCTAGGCCATCCCCAAATCTACCATAGACTCCAGAAGCTTGTCTCTGCAAGGCGGCGCGCCCTACCTGTAGTAGCTCATCCCTCGCTTTAGCTTGCTGTCCTTTATCAGGGAGTTCTCTGATACCGGCTGCTAGAGCGGTAAGAGATATTGGAGCACCTGCTCCTGCTCTCACTCGTACATTCTTATACACAGAGGAGATAGCAAGGGTTGGGTCTCCTAGCACAGAGTCGCTACCCCATCCTGCTACATTACCTAGGAAGTCAGCTTCCTTAGCTTTGGATAGGAGGATAGGAGCCATAGTTGCGCGGAACGCTTCCCGCTCTTTTACCTTGCTTTTATCTAGTGTAGTATAATCGGCGAGGATCTTGTTCCGCTTTTCTGACACTGGATAATAGGTTTCCATAGCAGTAGTAAAGTTAGTAGAGTTCTTTACTAAGTCTTGCATAGCTCTGAAATCACCCTCTGCTTGAGCGTGGGCTCTCTTATACTCAGAAGAGTTTTTATCCTCTGTTCCTCCTAGAAGGACTGCCTGCTTGTGGATAACCCCCTGCCTAGCATAGGCATTCTTAGGCCCAAGGGCTAGAGGTACTAGATCTTCAGGCGTGTTCATAGCCATAGCAGCTTCTCTGAACTGTGGATTATTGTATTCCCTAGCAGCAGTTTGCACAGGATCAGCTCCTGGGGCTATCAATCCAGCTAGCTCTAAATGGCCAGTACCGAACTGTGCTGCTAGGGCTTCAGCCTTGGCTTCTCTATCATCTGCCTTTGTCTCCGGTCGAGCGAGATTCTTCATCGTGTATTCTAGGAATGGGTCAATAATTCCTCTGAGTTTAGCAGCTTCTGGGTTGGAGGTGTAGATAGTATCAGCTCTGGCCCTAGATGCACTTAGGGCAGCATCATATTGCTGACGAACACTCTGGGTTATCTTGGAGTCTGCTTTTACTTTCCAGTAGTTAGGGTCATTCCTATCAGCTGCCTCATTTGTCCTAAGAGCTTGCTCTAGCTCCGAGACCTTGAATTCTAGGCTAGCTTGTTTATCAGCCTGTCCCCTGAACTTAGCTATAGTCTCCTCTGCGGCTCCTCGCAGTTGAGCTACTGCAAAGAACTTCTCTTTAGGGTCTTGGATGTCGTCGATTCTCTTCATCTCAGACAAGAAGTGTTCCGAGGGAGCTGCGATGCCTGTTATATCTTGCTGAACCCTACCTGTCGGAGGGATAGAGGAGGCGAGTTTACTACGCTCACCAGAGGGTCTTGAGGTGGAGGTAAATCCTGCTGGTGCAATACCCTCTACCCCAGTCTCATAGCCTGTGGTTATGCCCCTACCTCCGGTAATTACCACTCTTCCATTCTTATCAATAGAAGCAATGGTGTTAGAGCCTCGCAGTCTGGCTCCAGTGTTTATCCTATTAGCAGCTGCAATATCAGAGCCAGAATCTAGGAGCTTGACAGGCTTATCACGGAAGGCTTGTGTCTGCCCAAGTCCTGCTGTTGGAGCAGCTATAGCTACTTGATTATCATAGTCATCATTTAGATTAGACATGGTACTCTCCTATTGATACTTTAATATTGCGGGTTGGAGAGGAAGGCAGCCAGAGATACTCCACTATCCTTCCAATACTGATTGGAATTATCTGACCAATACTTCCCTAGATTAGCTAGAGCGGAACTAGTATTACTGGACTCTGGGGTAGTAGCTAGGTCACTGAAAGGGGAAGATTCTGATGGAGTGCGGGTCTCGGTGACAGTAGACTCTGGTGTGTTAATTACAGTATTACTAACGCCAGAGGAGGCAGCTGTCCTATTTCTCTGGGAATTAGTAACAGCTCCCTTTGCGACACCTAAAGACTGTATAAGCGCATCTGTAACATCATTAGTTGGGCGAGTAGCAGCTTCTAGGATACCAGCTAAAGAACTACGCTCCCTTGCATACTGGGCAGCCATCTGTCCTCCTAAGGCTCCAGAAGCTAGCGCAGCGTCCCGCGCGGCCTGTTGAGATAATACTCCCTGCATAGAGGAGGCCGAGGTTCCAGCTCCTTCTATCGCTCTCTGAATAGCGGGCATATTCTTTTCCATAGCTTGCTGTAAGTTCAATGCCATAATCCCTTTGGCATCCTGCGTAGCTCTCTCAGTAGAAACAGTTCCTAGTAGCTGCTCGATAAGAGATTGAGTCTGCCTACGACGAATCTCAGAAGCGCGCTGTTCTGGAGTACCCCCGGCTTCTAATGTCTTAATAAGATTAGAAAGCTGCGCTAAAGCTTCTGGAGTCATATTCTGCTGGGAGGAAATCTCCGAGAGATTCTGACTACTACCCGTAGAAGTGGTCTGGGTTGCGGTAGAGGCTGGGGTAGTTGTAGTAGAGGTGCCATAAGCCCCACTGCTAGCTGCACTGCTATCTGGATATCTAGTTTTTACCATGATAATTCTCCTTTATTTAGGCTATCTTCTACTGGCAATAGTGCCACGTATTTCAAGCCCAGTCAAATCGTAGTTACCGGAAATCTTGACTGTATGCCATCTGCCTGTTTGTGCCGCGTGCATGGTATGACTACCCTGATTAGAGAAGAATTCTGTATGAGTAACTGCGGTCTCTAAACTACGCCCATCAAAGGAAGAATCTAGTGTAATCTCTCCAATGGAGGGACTTCTAAATTGAACTTTTACCTCATGTACCTGAGTATAACCTAGCCTGTAATAGCCAAATTTTCCATAACGAATCCAACTATCAGTGGGGCGCGCGTCGAATAGAATGATAGCCCCTACATTATTCAGCATTGCCACATCCATTCCAAAGTTAGTATAGGAGATAGCATCTTGCAAAGCATTGACTGGGCTATAATCTAGGAGAGTTTTATAGGTAGCCTTTATCTTCCCCCACTTCTTCAAGGCTAAATCTAGGACTAATGCCCCTGCATAGCTTGGATATATAGGAGCTACCTGCCCATCCTGTAAGAGGTGCGTAGCCCCAGGATATGTTATACCATATTCATAGGGAATTACTTCGGAGACTAGCCCAGACCCAGTTACGGCAATGGCTCCGTAATTGGATGCGTAATCTCCGGGGGGACTCCCTCCTGAAATATAAGCCCAAGTTAAATTCTTTTGGGTGGCTGAGAAAATAGATGTATGAGAAATAGTTGGGTTAGCCTCTGTAGTAATACTCTTGGTAGAGGTATAATCTATATAGTAGGATGGGATAGGAGTTCCCGTAATAGACCCAATTACATCCTTATACACCAATTGCTGATATGTATTTTGGAATACATCGTTATGATACGAATTAGTTTGGTATACAATTCCAGAATAGGTAGTGCCTCCTGTATAGAAGCTCATTTGAACTGTAGGAGAACTGTACTCATATCTCCATCCAGAGGATGTTGTAAAACTCATTGTACTAGGGGCATAAAGCAGAGCTGCATTCAGCCAAGCCTCGCGGGCAAGGCCTCGAGTGGCTCCCTCTACAAGACATCTAGTTGGGTATTGAATAGGAGGGGGATTAACCTCATAAGGCAATCTTGCCAGCCAAGGATAAAGAATATCTACAGGGTCGGTAATTAAACCGCTATTTGCAGTCTTTACTATATAAAAACCAGGCCTGTCTCTTCTAGTTATATAGTAAGAATCTAGTATAGTTCTTTTAATGTCCCAGCCTCCTACCATGTCTTTAGACATCTCACCTGCTGGATAATTAGTTCCAGCCCCAGTAATAGTAAGAGGTGTAACTGCTCCAGCTCCTGATAATAAGTTTCCTACTACAGTTACTGTAGTTACTTGATTATTGGAACCACCAAGGGAGGCTACTAATGAATTGCGGGCAGCGGTAGCTTCTGCGTTAGTAAAATAAGGCACTGTTCCGAGTACGGGAGATTCTGTAACAGGAACCGCGGCGTCCAAAGTAGCTTTAGTAGCCGCTTGGATATTTATAAAGTCATTCCATTCCACTATCTGAGCATTAACTATTTCTGTAAGGTAATTGTCCACCAAACCTTTATACGCAGCTCCAGTATTGCCAGAGCCTGGGTATGTCCAGCCTAATCCTAGTGGATAGAAGGGAGCTACTTCAGGAGTCTCATCTGTGAAAGAGCCTGAACTTACTAAAGCATTTGCCTGAGCTTGGCTTAATTTAGAGGTAAGGTCTGGTGGAGGGTTAGGAATATGCGCATAAACAGTATCAATAGTATAAGGATTCATGGGAGTAGTCCTAGAAGGAACCATTCCCTCCCCTTGGGCAGTCCATCTAAGGTACATTCCTTCATATATACCAGCAGCCAATTCTGAGGCCATATGGCTAGATACACTGATTCCATCTACATAATCAGTAATAGGAGTAATACCATCCCAGATCATACCTCCTACTAGAATAGGAACATATATAACATCAATGGTGTTAAAGGTGAAGATTGTCTTACCGTCTATGTAGCTATTGTCTATTAAGCAGATGCAGAGGAATCTCCCGTTAATCAACTGCAATTTAACAGGACTCCTACTCTCTTTGAGTAAATCATATACGTCAGGGATTACGTCCTCAAGAGTATGACTTCTATTAAGGGCATTGTAGTTGCCAATCTTCTTAATCCCAGAGGAAGTATAGACGAAGTGCTCTAGCTCCGTCAGCCCTCTAGTAGCTTGGAAAGGATATACAATTCCAGCCAAGTCCGTGATGCAGTTTCCTTCCCATAGAATATTAGCCTGAGAGGAGTACCGAACGCCTACAATAGACTTCGTAGCATAAATAACAAAACCATCTCCCTGTGGAATGATTGTAACTATTCTACCTGACACTCCATTGAAGATACTATTTCCAGCAAGAGTCTCTGCTGCGGGAATAAAATCAGCATGGTCGAATAAGCTACTCCAACTAACAGAATTAGCAGAGTCCCAGAATCCCAGTCGTCCATTAGCTCTAAATATGCCCATCTGACCTACCATATTCAGGAAATTAGGCGTAACCGTATTAACAGTAACTACATCTAAGGCTATTCCAGTTGGGTCTATTCTGTAATAAGAAGCCCCTCCTTGCCTATATAAGTAAAGTTTATTCTCAATAACAGCCCAAGTCCAATCTAGTACAGTTCCAACAGCAGGAAGTGCTAAGGTAATAGAGTGAACCCAGAGATTACCTGAGGTATTGGGTCTGGATACCCAGATACCATCCTCGCAAAGAGCTACTAGAATATTCTCATAGGTAGCAAATTGATATAGAAGAATCTCATCGCAGTTAGAGGCTAAAGCTGCAATGTCTAGTGTAGAGTTCTGACCAAAGTAGCTTCTATATCCATAGGCTGTAGGTAGGAAGTTATATCCCTCGAAGCCTAGAATTGGAAGAGACTTTTCTGGAGTGTCCTGCCCTTCTGTATATCCCAGATTCTGGGGAAATGCACTAGGGTCAACTACTATAAAGCTTTTTGTTAAATCTACTATCTTAGGAATCTGTGCCATAATTATCTACCCCTATTAGCGGTATCAAGAGATACTGACATCCAAGTTTCTAAGACTTGCAAGAACAACTCACCATCCAAAGTATTTCCAATAACCGAATAGTAGAGGTTCATTGGAGAAATTACTTGGATTTCTCCTGCTGGAAGGTAGAGAGTATCTGCAACTACAGAAGCGGTGGGTTTAGTAGCAGAAGAATTAGCGAATTTGATGAAACAATCTGTAGTGCTTCTTACTAAGAGAAGCTCAGTTCCAGCAGGAAGGGCAGCTGCTACAGAAGCAGAGGCTTCTAAGTAGGAGACTCTTATCAAGCCTGAAGGCCTAATAACATCTAATGGAATGGGCAACCCATTGATAGAAGAGAGTGGGTAGCGTTGTTTAGTGGAAGCCATTATAGTATTCTTTCAAAGTGTGGAGCATCTTTGAAATTATCTTCTCTACTCCAGTCCATGTCAAAGTTGCCTCCCCAGCGATTCTTGGGAGAAAGGCTTTCCCAGTATCTGCCTAGAGTTTCTAGTTCTTCAACAGAGCATATATAAACTAGCTTACCGGTAGGGGAGGGAAGGAAGAAATTCAGGTCTCCTGCTAGCTTCCTAAGATGCTTAGAGTGCATAGTCTTGCTTCTGCCTGTCTTGACGTAGATTTCTTGCATCTCTACTGGGCGCAGTAATTCTCCTGCTGTAACAACAAAACCTAATCCAGTTGCATGGGAGATTAGCTTACAAAAATCGAGGAGGAACGCTGCTTGAGCTGACATTAGAGAACTCATATCTAATCTCCTACCTTTCCTTGAGGCTTCTTTACAGAAGCAATTCCCTTCTCCACTGTCCTACCTACGAAGTATGCAGACATAATTAACATACCCCACTGGCCTAGAAGCTCTACATAGGACTCATTTACATCTACATCAAAGGCTGACATAAGGGCAAAGATGGTATAGATTGCTAGGATAAAGATAAGAGTCAGGGGACGGATGCTCTTAGATAGCCAGCTATCCGAGGTCATATCAGCTTTCCATCTATCCGTTACTTGAATCGACGCCGATTTTTCAGCTTCTATATCTAGCTCGGCTTTCTTTACCTGCATTTCTAAAAGGAACTCTTCATGCTCCATTTCAGCTTGCTTAAGCTTTTGGACAAGCTCAGGAGTAAGCTCAGAGACAGAAGAGGGAATTTTAATTCCTAACTTGGATTCGATGATATCCTTGCCTTTGGCTTCTATAGCACCGGCGAGGAGGCTCATGCCTTTAGAAGCTAGAGAAGTTAGGAGGGGAGCGAGAAGTATAGGTAACATATCAATTCTATCCTTTGAATAGCCACGTTATAAAAGCCCACAGCCCAGCTACCCCAACCACTATAGGAGATGCCCAGATAAATAGAGTTCTTACACTAACCGCTCCTCTGAACAGAGTTACCAGTTCCTTCGTGTTAGCTTCGATGGATTCGGTTAGCTTAGTATTCTGTATAAGGGAAGCCTCCAGTCTCTTATGCTCCTCCCTATACTGTGAGAACTCACCCTCTAGGCAGTCTATTCGTTCGTGGGCGCGGCGGTCTTCCATGATGGTTCCTTTAGTTATAAAATTGGTGAAATCTAAAAGGGGTGAACACTAGCTGACCGAGGGTGTTGTGGCTGTAGCCTTTTGCGATAGATACCAGTCGCCAGCCGAAGCCCCCTGTGATGCAGAATTCACCGAACCACGTCATAGGCAGGACATAAGTTAGGTGGAAGTAGTCTTTTGAGGTGATGAGATACCAGCCACCAATCCCCTTCGGGCCGACTCTGATATAGAGATTACCTCGCACTTTTACAGGCGTAGTCTCGGACACATTAGCTTGTAGGAACTGGTCAAAGCCTTGTGCAGGGTTGCGGTTCATATAGCTTAAGGCGAGCATATAGTCGCTGTAGTCTGGATGCTCCGCTTTCCACAGCGCGTCTCCAATAGCAAGGTTATCGGAGGGCTGGAACCACTTGAGCCAGCGAGGGAGATTGCCATCTGACTGGACGAACAACGCAAACAGCCAGTTGAGTAGATAGGCTGTTAGCGTGATTAGGACAGAGGCTAGTGCTTTGATGGGGTAGGTCATGCGATTGCCTTTACCAGTTCCGCACGAAGTGCAGTAATCTGCGCCTCTAATGCTGCCAGCCTATCGGTCGGGCCGCCCAGTAAGACGTCACGCACCGCTCTGGACTGCGATTGCTCCAGAGTGACTATGCGCCCTTTGATAACTTCAATGGCGGCTTCTTTCTCCGCAGAGTTATCAGCAGGCACAATAACCCAAGCTCCATCCCGAAAGAAGCATCCCTCCGTAGAAGTATCGAACACAGGAGGTGCGATATGCGTAGTCTGCATCCAGCTTGCAGGGTTATCAGTGCTAATCAATTCGCCGGTGTGAGGGCTATATGTGTACATGTTATCTCCTAGATAGATTGCAAGTGGTCACAGGCGGCCCGCAACCCAATGTTCCAGTACGAGGACCACGGGTAGTAGTTCCAAAGGGAAGCCCGCGAACCGGAGCTCGCGCCGACCGCGCGCGAGCCGCCTAGCAGCGCCCGCGCCAGACCGTATGTGCCGAAGGTGTAAGTCTCGCCGCGCTGCGAACCTGCTGCACCTGTATTACCGGTCACTATCTTCCACGACCCTGCGCCTGCAACGTCCTGATATGCACTGGAGTCTTGACACCATATCCAATGATGCCCAGATGCCTGCTCGATACCGTACTTGCTGGTGTAGCCTGCATTGCGCTGAGTGGTCGGGTAGGTCGAGGCAGTCGCATCGATGGACTGGTTTTCGGTCACGCCATAAGCGGCCTCTACAAACTCGCTCTCCCACATCAGGCGCTTCTTATTAGCTCTTGCAAGCTCGTTCGCCACCCACCAGTTCAGCGATGGGTAGGTAGTCACGCCGTTGCCGCCAAACGCGTCCGGAATCTTCGGCAGTACCGTGGAGCTGGCTATGTTGGTGTTGTACTTGCTGGTGCCGTTAGTAGCTGTATCGGTCGAGCATAGGTAGATGTCCACCCAGATACTGCCAGTGAATACCATCCCTCTAGGGTCTGCTACTGGGCGGAACTTCAAGTCCCAGATGCTCCATTCGTTAATGCCCGCGATCTTATCTACATCAGCTTGAGTCCATATCATGCCATTGCCGGTAGTAGCGAACGAGCCACTGGCCACAGTAGTGCCAGCCGCGACAAGGCCGTAGTGGAAGCCGCCGATCTTGCGCCAATTGCCTGCACTGGGGGCACTTACAAAGTCCGTTGTAGCCTGAATCGTTGCATCATCCTTCACCCAGATGGCGTAGTCTGTTCCTGCAACAAGGGCAGGCATAGTGATAGCTGTAGCCACAGCGAATGTAATCGTAGTTCCAGCCACATCTATACTTGTACCAGCTTTAATAGACAGTGTTCCTGCACCGGTCTTGTCAAAGGTAGGAGTAGCCGAATCTACTTTGGAGAATAAGCCTGTGGTACCCCCCAGTTGTGTTTCCACTCCTGCATCGTCCTTTGAGTAGAGTAACCCATCTGCTTTAGCATACATTGATACATAACCCGTAGAGGGGGTAGAAGGTGCTGCGCCTTCTGGTAGTAGATGCTGTCCCATATCCTATCCTATCACCATTAGATTGCCGTTGATTGTAAGGTCGCTATCAACTTTGAGATAGCTTGCCACTATGTATGATGTATCTGCTGCAATGGTTGTTGG